AGGGGGGGGTTGGAAGTGAAACCGGTGAAACCAACGGTCCTCAAGGCGGCGGAGGCGGCGGTCGAGGAGAGGTAGGAAGCACTGATACTCCTGGGGCTGGAGGAGATGGACTAGTTAGTAATATTACTGGCTCTGATATAACTTTTGCAGGTGGAGGTGCAGGAGGATGTAATTCTGCTTCGACAGAACGAATAGGTGGCGACGGAGGCGGAGGCAACGGAGGATTTGACAAAGACAATTTTAATGAAACGAATATGGGTGGTAAGGACGGAACAGACGGCCTAGGAGGAGGCGGTGGTGGTGGAGCAGGAGCTAATTTCGACGGACAGTTACGTTCTGGTTTTGGAAACAAATCAGGAGGCGGTGGCGATGGTGTTGTTTATATTTTAACAATACCTTAATTGAGGATAAAGTATGCAAGGAAATAATCGTAAACATTTTGCACAGTTAGATGAAAATAACGTGGTAATACGAGTGGGTGTTTTTGATGCAAAAAATGCTTTAGATGAAAATGGAAATTATCAAGAGTCATTAGCTATTGCTTGGTATAGAACTACATTTGGCAATCACACTAATTGGGTCGAAACAAGCAAAACGCATAGTTTTAGAACTAGAGCAGCAGTAAAAGGATACACTTATAATTCTAGTCTCGATGCTTTTATTGCACCTAAACCATATGCAAGTTGGTCATTAGACTCTACTATCAAAGATTGGATAGCTCCAATAACTAAACCAACTTTAACTGATGAAGAAGCAACCGCAGGAAAATATTATTCATGGGACGAAAGTGCTTATCAAGCAGATAATTCAACAGGTTGGTTTTTAAACGATAATCCTTACTAATTAATTATAATTTAGATAAAAATAATGAAAACAGAAGAATTACTAAACGAACTAGATAAAAGACTTACTACACATGAAGCAATATGTGCAGAAAGATGGTCTGAAACAATTTCTAAAATCAAGAGACTTGAAACAATCTTAATTGGTTGTTTTGGTTCTATTGTATTAATACTTATCACTATCATTTTAAAACTAAGCTAAGGAGAAGTCTATGTACGGCATGATGAAAGGCAAGAAGAAACCAATGAAGAAAGCCATGAATGGTATGAATAAAAGTTATGGCGGTAAGAAAATGATGGCTAAAAAGCCAATGAAGAAACCAGCTAAGAGGAAAGCATAGTGGCTAAGGGAGTACCACACTACTTTAGAGATGGTAAAGAGCATAAAGGTAAGATGCACAAGATGAGTGATGGTACATTACATTCTGGTGCAACGCATACCAAGTCTAGTAAGAAACTTTACCATTTCAAAGATCTTTCTAAAACAGCACAAAAGAGGGCTAAAAGTGGCAGCAAAAAAGTCTAAGAAGTCTCCTACACCTACTAACAAGGCTCTGTATAACAGAGTCAAAGCAGAAGCTAAACGTAAGTTTGATGTATATCCTAGTGCTTATGCTAATGGTTGGTTAGTAAGAGAGTATAAGAAAAGAGGTGGAGGTTACGCATAATGTCACTCAAGGAGTGGTTTGGTAAAGGTAAGAAAGGTGATTGGGTAGACATAGGAGCACCTAAGAAGAAGGGCAAGTTTCAGCCTTGTGGGCGTAAGTCTGCTAAGGACAGTAAAAGAGCCTATCCTAAATGTGTTCCTAGGTCTAAAGCTAAGAGTATGACAGAAGCACAAAGAAAGTCTGCTGTAAGAAGAAAGAGAGCAGCAGGAAACCCAGGCGGTAAACCTACCAATGTAAGAACATTTGCAAGGAAAAAGAATGGTTCAAAAAAAGTATCAAAATCCTAAAGGTGGTCTTAACAAAGCTGGTAGGGCTTATTTCAAAAGAACTACTGGTGCTAACCTAAAACCACCAGTATCTGCTAAGAAAGCAAAGAAGTCACCAAAAGCAGCATCTAGACGCAAGAGTTTCTGTGCTAGGATGCAGGGAATGAAAAAGAAGAGAACAGGTAGTAAAACAGCAAATGACCCTAATAGTAGGATTAATAAAGCACTTAGAAAGTGGGATTGCTAATGGCACTAACAACAACATATTTAGATTTAGTAAATGATGTACTAGTCAGGCTTAGAGAAGCTCAGGTATCTAGTGTATCTCAGAATGGGTATTCTTCTTTGGTAGGTGCTTTAGTCAATGATGCTAAAAGAGAAGTAGAAGACGCATGGAACTGGGATGTACTAAGAGATACAGTATCATTTACTACACAGCAAGGCACATTTAATTACAACTTAGATGGTGCTAGAAACAAGTTTAGAATCATCTCTGCACATAATGATACAGAAGATGTATTCTTACGTTATCAGACAACAGCATACTTTATACAAAACTTATTATTAACAGAAACACCCACACAGGGAGCACCATTGTATTATAATCCTAATGGTGTAGATGCTGATAGAGATGGACAGATAGATTTGTATCCTATTCCTGATGGTGAGTATGTAATAAGGTTTGACTTAGTAATACCAGAACAAGAACTAACAACTGATACTGACACCACAGCTATGCAAAAAAATGTAATCACATCTCTTGCATGGGCTAAAGCAATAGAAGAGCGTGGTGAAGATGGAGGTATCAGCGTATCAAGTCAGTATGCAGTAGCTAAACAGGCTCTAGCAGATGCTATAGCTATAGAAGCTGCAAGAAGACCTGATGAAGAAACTGTGTGGTATCCATCATAATGCCTAACAAACCTATACAACCAGTATCCATAGTATCACCAGGTTTCTTTGGTATTAACACACAAGACTCTGGTGTTACTCTTGACTTGTCATTTACACTAGAAGCAGACAATGCTGTGATTGATAAGTCTGGTAGGATGGCTGCTAGAAGAGGATGGGAGTATCAGACAACTGCTGGTGGTACATCAACACTACCAGAGGCTCTGGTAGAGTTTGACGCATACACAGCTACTAATTCTTATAATATTATTAGTGGCGGTAACAACAACTTGTATGAAGGTGAAACTAGCATGTCTGCTATGCCTGTATACAATGCTAATGCTAATGCAACGATTACATACACTATAACAGATAACAACTGGCAGTTTAAACAGGCAGAGTTTGAAAGTGGTCTTAACTTTAGTCCACACATGTATGCAGTACAAAAAGACCATCCTCCTTTAGTATACCATAAGCTGCCTACTGGTGGAGGTGGAGGTGGCGGTAGTCACGCACACACAGGAGACTTTGGACTACAAAGACTAGTAGATGTAGGGAATGTTCCTCATGGTTATGCAGCAGATACATTTACACCTAATGTAGCACTATCAGCTTTTGGTAGAATGTGGATGGCTGATATAGCAAATGACCCATTAACAATATACCACAGTGTATTACTAGATGGTTCAGACTTTAATGGTTCTGGTTCAGGGCAGTTAAACCTAGAGAAAGTTGTGCCTGGTGGTGATAAAATAACAGCACTAGCTGCACACAACAACTTTCTAGTAATATTTTGTGAACACCACATTGTATTGTATCAAAATGCAGATGATGTAAGTAACATATCATTAAATGATGTAATTGTAGGTACAGGATGTATTGCAAGAGACTCTGTACAAGTTATAGGTACTGATTTAGTATTTCTATCTGATAGTGGTTTAAGAAGCCTAGGTAGAACCATACAAGAAAAGTCAGCACCACTAAGAGACTTGTCAAAGAATGTAAGAGATAATTTTCTTGCACTTGTAGCGGTAGAGAACAAAGAAGAGATAAGAAGTGTATACTACGAGAAAGAAGCGTTTTATTTATTAACTTTACCAGCTTCAGGATTTACTTTTTGTTTTGATGTAAGAGCAACACTACCTGATGGTGCGTACAGAGTAACGAGATGGGATAGTATAGACCCATCATCATTTATCGTTACAAATGATAATAGATTGCTTATAGGTAAAACTGATGGTATAGCAGAATATAAAAACTTTACAGATAATGGTTCTAGTTATGTATTTAGTTATTTATCACCATACCTAGATTTTGGTAGACCTGATATAACAAAAATACCTAAAAAGATTAATGTAACAGTCATAGGTGCTACGAATACTACATTATCTTTAAAGTGGGCTTTTGATTATGAAAACAGTTTTAATACTTCTGATGTACAAACACAAGAAGGAAATATTGCTGAGTATGGTACAGCAGAATATAACATAGCAGAATATTCAGCTTCTGTATTTATTGATAAACTTAGTACACAATTGTCAGGAAATGGTAACATCTTACAGGTGGGCGTAAATGCAGCAATAGATAGTAATCCTCTATCACTACAAAAGATAGATATATATTCAGTCTTAGGAAGGACTATATAAATGAGTAATTATACAAAAACAACTAACTTCGCAGCAAAGGACACATTAAACAGTGGTGACCCAAACAAAGTCGTTAAAGGAACAGAGATTAATACTGAATTTGATAATATTGTTACAGCAGTTGCGACAAAAGCTAATTCTGCCTCCCCCGCGGTAACAGGCACAGCAACCATTACGAATGTTGTACTATCAGGAACAATGTCTGGTGGTTCAATAGAAGGAGGGACATACTCGTGAGTATCTTAGATGATTACAGAAGATTTCAAGAAGAGCAACGTGCGAAAGGCATAGACCCTTCTGTTGCTCCTAGACTGACACAAGAAGAACAAGATATATTAAGACAAGAAATAGCTACTACGTCTGTAGACACCACCACAGCCGACTCACCGCCCTCTACAGACGTTAGCGGCACTGGAAAGCATACA